AGGAACGGATGTTCGTGCAGGAGATCACATCGTCTTTGAAGGTAACACCTATGAGATCCAGGGCGAGCCGAGAGTGTGGGTGGCACCGTTCACACGTTCACATATCCAGCTCAACCTCATCAGATGGGAGGGGTGACCTATGGCGGTAAGACTCGAGTTCAACTCTGACGGCTTCCGTGAGCTCCTCAATTCTCCCGAGGTGGAGCAGTTAGTTCTGGAACATGCGCAGCAGATCGCTGAGCGCGCGAACAGCGCAAGCGGTCTCGATAGCTTTGAAGCGCACAGCCTCAAGGCAGGAACGCGATACATCGCTTTTGCGGGTACCACAGACGATGCGAGTGCTCAGGCGGAGGCAGAAGATAAAGTTTTAAGTCAGGCGGTGCAGTGATATGGAGATATTAAGAAGTATTGACATCGAAAATGTCGTCCGCATGGCTCTGACTGACTACTTTCAGATCTATTGCAGACCGCTCCCCGAGAGGTTCACAGTCCCGTCTCTTGAGGTTTCAAAGGTAGGCGGAACGGATAAGAGCACGATCGACACGTTCGATGTGGTGCTCGATTCCAGAGCGAAGAGCGCAGCGGATGCGGACGAGCTTCTCAGGAACGCGATCGGAGTGCTCAAGCAGATCGCAAAAGAGCAGACGACAGAACTCAGATATGTCGAAGTAAATGCAGCGGGCTCGTGGGGTTCTGATCCCGCGCGTCCTGATCTGGCCATGTGCTCGGCCAGGCTGCGAATAGTAGCACATCAAGAAAAAATCACAATTAACAGGAGGTAAAAGACATGGCTTCTAATGAAGTTCAGCTTGGTGGCGGTAACGCTACCGGCATGTTTTACACGGCCCCTGCTGGCACAGCTCTTCCGACATATCCCGGCGAAGAGCTCGCTGCTGCATGGACTGAAGTTGGTGATGTTGACGCAGACGGCATCACGTTCACTCCCAGAGATTCAGACACACTGAAGAACTGGGCCGGTCAGCCTAAGAGAGTTATCCCCGGTGCAGATCCCGCGACCATCCAGGCGAAGGTCATGGATACGACAGAGGCTTCTCTCAAGACTGTCTTTGGCGAGGACAATGTCATCGTTACACCTGCGACAACAGATCACGGCAAGCTCATTTCCATTGACATGGATTCCAAGCCTGCTCCTGCTGCGTTCCTCTTCGTGATGAAGGACGGCGACGACATGAAGATCCTCGGAACATCCAACGGACTCGTGAGCGAGCTTGCAGATGTAGCATTCAAGAACGACGAAGCGATCGAGTGGGATGTCACTATTCAGGGCACCTGGAAGCTCATCTGCGACGACGGACAGACAGTTTAACAAGAAAAGGAGAGACGACACATGGCTGAGGTATTCAAGTTCCAGAAGAACAAGAAGGTATATTTCAACGTAGATATTGACGGGGAGATCGTAAGTCTCCCGATCGGTGCGACGATGCCTGTCGGCTTATACGACAAGCTGGCAGAGATCACGAAGTTGTCGCAAGCATTTAAGACAGAAACGGACATGGTCATAAAATTCGAGACCAACACGAAGATCTTTAACGAGCTGATTGAATTATTCGCACTCGTAATACCTGCCGAGCAGATGGAAAAGCTCGGAATGAGAGAATGGTCTGTTGACGATCTGTCTTCGCTGTTCAACGCGTGGCAGATGACAGCCATCAAAGCCCAGGGTATATCCCTGGGGGAATCGCAAGCCTCTGCGAGTTCATAAGCGAACACAAAGAGGCGATTGAAGCAGACTTGATTACCTCAGCCGGAGTCGAGTTGGAAGATGTAGGAGGCTCCCTGTCGATGGGAGCCTTCTCTTCTTTCTTAAAAAATCAAAGTTTTGACTCTGCCTTATGGCGGTCGACTCATCCCGACCTGGCTGAGTGGACTTCAACACTCAAGACGAATCTGATCCTTGCAGATATTTACGATCTGCTCGCTCAGATCAATTCAAACATGGTAGGAGGGTTCTCACACAAGAAGCCTTCTAAAGCCAAGCCTTATCCGAGATCGTGGCTCAAGAAAACCAAAGAGAAGAAGTTCGGAAAAGGCGCACTCCCGAAGAATAAATTGAGGGAGTGGATCAAGAACTATCGTAGGAAGGAGAGCTGATATGCCGAACATAGAACTGGCAAGAGCCTATGTGACGATCGTTCCATCTATGGAAGGAGCACAGCAGACCATAGCGGAAGAGCTATCAGGTGTTGACTTCTCGGAACAGGGCTCGTCTGGAGGTTCCTCTTTCGGAGAGGGTTTTGCAGGTGCGTTGGCTTCTGCCGGCTCGATCGCTTTGTCAATCGGCTCACAGATAGCGAGCGGACTTGCTGACGGTGCCACAGCCCTGGCTAACTTCACAGCCGGCGGTGGTGCTTACGCAGATGAAGTTCTGACGATGAGCACCAACACTCACATCGCAGCGGATGAGCTTCAGGCTTATATGTATGCAGCGGAGCTCGTTGATGTGTCGACCTCTACTCTTACCAGTTCCATGGCTCGTAACGTTAGGAGCATGAACAGTGCTGCTGATGGCACGGGCGCAGTCGCAGAGGCTTATGCCGCGTTAGGTGTAGCCGTAACCGATCAGGACGGGAACTTAAGAGACTCACAGACGGTTTACTGGGAATTGATTGACGCTCTCGGGAATGTCGATGATTATACACAGCGAGACGCGCTGTCAATGCAGATCTTCGGTCGTTCCGCTCAGGATTTGAACAGTCTCATTGCTGTCGGTTCTGACGGGATGGAAGAGTATGCACAGCAGGCCAGAGACGCGGGCGCGATACTTGACGGAGAGACCCTTGATGCGTTCGGTGCATTCGATGATGTCACTCATCAGCTCGATTCAGGGATGCAGGCAGCGCAGAACGCGCTCGGAACTATCTTGCTTCCTGTCTTAACAGAGATGGGGACATCCGGTGTCGACTTGCTCGGACAGTTCACGAACGGGATTCTCGCAGCGAATGGCGACATCGGACAGATGGGAGAGGTCATCAACACGCTTGCTCCTCAGTTGACGAGCATGATTCAGACCTATCTCCCCACGCTCGTCGAAGTCGGTGTGACACTAATCAGCACATTGGCGCAGGCTTTGATCGCGAATCTTCCTATCCTACTTGAAGGCGCAGGCGAGATATTAAGAGCGATCGGACAGGGCATTATTCAGGTGCTTCCTGAACTGGCTCCCGTGGCGGCTGACTTAATCGTTGACCTGGCCATGTTCGTAGTCGAGAACCTTCCGCTCATCATCGAAGCGGGCATTCAGATCCTTCTCGCGGTGGTCAACGGTATCATTGATGCGCTCCCGGAACTCATACCGGCAGCAGTTCAGTGCGTTATGGAGATATGTGAGGCTTTGACGGAGCCAGACACACTTCAGCAGTTGGTCCTTGCGTCTATTCAGCTTGTCATAGCTTTAGCTGAAGGTATTGTTGCGGCGCTTCCTGAGCTTATAGGCGGCGCGTCTGAGGTAGTCGAGAACTTGATCGAGTACCTTGTGGAAAGAGCCCCCGAGGTAGGAGCAACGGCGCTTCAATGGGGGGCCGACCTCATCCAGAACCTTGTCGACGGTATCCTCGGCGGTATCGGATATGTTGAGGACGCCGTTTCCTCGGTGGCTCAAAGTATCCGCGACTTCATAGGATTCTCGGAACCCGAGCGCGGACCACTCTCGAATTTCCACACTTATATGCCTGATATGTACGACATGCTCGAGCAGGGCGTTGAGGAAGGAGCGCCGGGATTCGAAGCTACACTCAATAGAAGCCTGTCGATGCCTATCATGGCGGAGGCTGGCTCTGTGTCCGAGTATTCTCCCGAAGGTGATGTGAACGGTGGCAACATCGTCATTCCTGTCTACATCGGACAGCAGCAGCTTGACACGATCCTCGTGCGGTCCGAGCAGATGAGCATTTACAGACGCGGAGGTTAATCATGGGAGTCATCACATTAAAGATAAATAATCACACTCTGGAGCTCACGGATGATAAGTACACCGAGAGCTTTTCCGCAGTCGACTCATTGAGCACCTCCGAAGCCGGAACCACACTCCGTGCAGTCACGAGAACAGGCATCCCTTCGTTATCGGTCGCGTATAAGTGCGACGGAGCAGAAAAGGCGAAGCTTGACGCATTTAACAGAGCGTCAAGTATCTCATGCAAACGGTGGGATGAGGAAACGGCTCAGGAGATCACATGGGCTTGCTTCATGAGCAATTACTCTGCGGATCTGTTGGTGGAAACACCAACAGACCGCTTTTATAAGGTTTCTTTCAAATTGAACGACTTGGAGACTTGATATGTACCCTACGAGCAACGACTACAAGATCGCCGTCACAAAGAATGCCAGGGCGCACAAGCTGACAGGCACGGTGAACGGGCATAGCTTTGACGGCGCGGATGTAATAAAAAACACCTTTGTTGTCAAAAACCAGTTTTGCCCGGCGACAGCCATCCAGCTCGGCGGTGTCTATGTCGGAGAGCTTGACCTCACATTCACAAAAGCCTTTGCAGAGTCGCTCAATATACGCGGCTCATGGAAAGGTAAGACGATCACGGCATCCATAGGAGTAGAGCTTGCCGGAGGCGCGTTCGAGTATATCCCGATGGGTGTCTATACGATCGCAGATGCGAACTGGGTAGATGCAGGTCTTCAGATAGTCGCTTATGATGTCATGGGCGAACTCGACAAGGGACTGACCTTTGACACTACTACGGGCACGATAGGCGACTTTCTCGCGCTGATAGCGCAGGAGTGCGATGTAGTTTTTGACATGACTGCCGAAGACATAGCAGCGCTCGTTAATAGCGACCAGATATTAAGCATCTATCCGGGCAGTCCGATGGAGACCTTCAGGGATCTTCTGTCACAGCTTTGTATCGTGTGCGCCTCTTATGCGACAGCTACGAGAGACGGCAAGCTGGTCATCAGACCGCTGCCGGATACGAGCACGGCCGTCAGGACCATTCCTGCGACATTGAGATATTCGACTTCGTTCCGTGATTACACAAGCTTTTATACACAGCTCAATGTCACGAACATGGAGGATAATACTGTCTCCGCCTATGTCAACGACAATCCGAACGGTCTTATTATGGATATCGGCGGCAACCCGTTCTTGCAGTACGGCATCGACTCTGTAGTAGCCGCACGAAGACAGGCTATCATTGACGCTATCGAGC